ATAGTTGAAGAACTCATTCAAGACTATGTGAACATTTGGAAAAAAGACAATCTGTTGTACGAAGCCGGAATCCAAATTGAAATTAAATACTTCAATTCAGAACATCTCATCAATTGGGCTTTAGATTTAATCGGATTTCCCCAAGATACGTCCTTAGAAAAAGATGAATTGATCAACGGAAAATCGTTCTTCAGGGATTATTTGAAAGATTCGTCTTTATTAAATGGAGAATCTGCAAACAACAAGCATAATTCTGTAAAAGAGTTTGTTGACTTTCTTTATGAAGAATTTGAGAATTTGAAGAAAGAAAATCCTCAGCTTTTTCAGTAATTTGAAGAAATAGACCTTCTTTTGAAAGGGTTTTAGTTATCAACCCATATTCGCTCATGAAATTCAAGATTCTGCGAACAATTACTTCCGGTAAATTCAATTCATTAGATAGTACGCTCATATGAGTCTTGAAAACCGGAGATTTATTATCACGATTAAACCCGACTTTACAATCTGCATAATCCTGAAAAGCTTTCTGTATCATGGCAGGAAGCTTTTCGGCAACTATTCGAGCTGATTCTATCGGCATATTCTCTACACTCAATGAGAATGTGGCATCTTCCAAATTCTCATTTCTATCGTTTTTAATTGTTACTTGAATCATGTAATTATTAATTGGTTAGTAAGTATCTTAGTCTTTCGGATTAAGTATTTACGGATAAACTTGGGTAATTTCATTATTCTTTGTGTATTTTGTTAAATAACCTTTCAATCCACCCACCCTTATTATGCCTGTCAATATTATCCTCTAAAAGCCTAATTCTCATCTCCGCTTTACTCAATTTATCACGATAAAGATCAATGTCAATCGACATCCTATCTATATCACTCTTCAATATCTCATCTATTTCTTCATTACTATACACACAATGAAAGGAACGATGGAATTCATCCATGCTACATGTAGCGACATAATAAACAGGCTTGTCAGACAAAGCGACCCTTAAAAGGTTGATAGATTCCGCACTTATAATAAAATCCCCATGAATTACAGTTCCTTCTTTCAAATTTACAGAAATATTTTCTGATGAAAAACACAAATTCTTTCCATCAAATATTATTCTACCCATGACATTAATATTAATTGATTAATAAATTTCCCCCGTTCCAAGATTATTCGCTAATAAAAAAGGAACAGGGGTTTTTCTTATTTTTGTAGAACCAACTTAAAAAAATAAGAAATATGAATAAATTTATCGAGATGGAGCAACGTCTTCACACTGATTTCAAAAAATCTCTTGATATGAGAAATGAATGGATATTCAAAATACAGAGTACGTTACTCATGGTATCTTCTACGGCTTTTGCTGTTTTGGTTTCTTTAGGAAATACTTCAAGTGACAATTTCCACAGTCGTGCCCTTTTGGCATTTTCAATTTTACTAAATATGGTATGTATCCTTTCCTCAAGCATATCAATATTCGAGAATCGAGCCATGAGCAATGAGATGTCTCGCATTTCCTATAATAAATTAAAGGAATTTTATCTACGTAAAAATGGAATCGATTCGCCTTTCTCCAAGCAATACGCTTCGCGAAAAGCCATCTTCGTAATTTTTGAATCCGTTTCTTATATATCATTCCTATTCTTTATTGTTAGTTTAACAATATACGCACTACACAAATTGCTATTCACATAGCACATTATACATAAACATTGAAGTGATGGGCGGATTCGAACCGCCGACCTCTGCTTGTGGTGCTCTCCCGTTAAGCTAAGAATCTTCTTGAGAGACTCGAACTCCCAACCGTCCACCACACACAGCGCTCTGACCTGCCTGAGCTACATCACCTTTATATACATAAAGCAAATACCACGATTTGCCGACACAAATGTCTAACTGATTTAGTTTTACAACGATACGGCTTGACCATTAACCACAGCATTATATCGTTGGGAAGCCTGCCTACGTCAGTAATCCCTTTCGGCACGTGTCGACTTCCAAAACACCATTTTACCAATATGTCAAAGAACTCTTCTCTGTGTTCCCAGTCTCCTTTCAAAGGCAGGCTCAAAGGCCGGACTGGGTGCCGGATAACCGGCTATCTGGTTTGACTTAGTGAGGTCAATCTATATCCATCCGTGTAAGCATGCGATCGCACAATTCATTATCTCGTGCAAGGTAGGATTCTTGGGAATCCAGTCCACGGTTGAACAATTCCTCCGAAATGAGTCTCAGCTTTTCAGATACTTCGGCAGTCTTTTCACTACCAAAATCACCATCAAGTACATAAGAAAGTCCTTCTATCATCCCGGATATGGATGCAAGGCTCATACCCCTTAATCTGTTTGCGAACTCTTCCATATTATTAATCTCCTACATAGTGTGCACCGTATTGGGTGCTGTTAGGGTTATAGTAAGCTGATGCAGGAATAGACAAATCATTGTATGCCTTGCTCGGAGTGGCTTTTGCGGATTTGCGGATTTCTTCGTTCTGCTTATTTGCAAATTCTCTATTTCTCCTGGCTACATTCTCATCCGAAAACGATTCCTGTAGTTTTGCGAACCTCCATGCGAATTTCAAACACTCTGAAAATGTTTTCCCACCCTTCTTGAATTTGCGGTGTGCCGCTTTCATTATTTGAGATAAATTGTAGCTCATATTCTTTATTTTTAAATTGTTTTTGTCAATCATATTTTGTATGTTTGTATGTATGATTGATTTATGATGCAAATATATCGCATTTGCGCTAATATGAAAAGAAGAATAGTTTTTATTTTATCGCATTTGCGTTTTATTAACTTTTGATTGATTTTATAAAAATGACTAACGACAACACAATTAATGCCCGTATTAGAGAACTAATACAATTCTTAGACATCACAGATAACGCATTTGCAAAAAAAATAGGTGTAACGCAGTCTGTAATCGCTTCAATGTTTCAAAGAGGTACAGAACCTTCTGCAAAGGTTATAACATCAATTCTTTGTACTTATGAAGAAATATCAGCCGAATGGCTGTTGCGTGGTAAAGGAGATATGCTTTTTCAAAAAGAAGAGACGGAACCAGGCATGGAGAAATTAAAAAGTATTGTATATACAATAGCCAATCTACAAGACGAGATCAATAACAAGACAATGCAAACTCAACGATTATTAGAAGAAAATCAAAAGTTAAAAGGTGAGTTGGCAATGCTAAAGAATGAACGAAATATTGGATAAATCAAATAATCATGGCAGAAACAGTAAATTCCAAAGAGAAACCAATAAAGCAAAGAGATGATCAATCCTCTGAATGTGTAGAAAACTGTTCGTACTATATAAATAAAAAACGCCTTCATCTATACAAGAACAAGTTTCTATATTCTATTATATCTTGTACATTAGCTATAATTGCATTATTTGCTCTTTACCATTTAAGCTATTCAAACAGTCAAGATAAAATCGTAGAAGTCCAAGAGATGTTTTATGACAATTTGACAAATAAATATTTAAAATCCCTAACCTTAACTAAAGATAGTACCATTAGCTTAGATCAAGTTGTTATTGATATCGTAGAAGAAAAACAAAAAGAATCATTATCTTTGTTAGAGCTACAATATAACAAACTACAGCATGATTTTACCATACTATCGCTATGGGCTGGCATACTAATGATTGTATTTCTTATTTTCTCTATATATTCAATGTTTAAAGTAGACGAAATGCAAAAGCAAGGAAGAGATTATTTAAATACGATGGAAGGGTTCTCTATAGAAGCTAAAAACATATCGGATTCTATCGAAGATAAAGCCAACGAAGAAATTAGCTCGTTAGAGGAACGTACAACAAAAGCAATGAACGGATTGTCCACAGAATCCAAGAAACAGTTGGACGATCTAAAAAATACAATTGATAAACTTCAAAGCGAGTTTGAATCATCTGTAAAAACCAAGACTAGAGAATTTGAAAAAACTGTAGAAACTTACAAAAAAGAGCTTAAACAAAGCTCGGATAATAATAATTTACTATTCCAACAGTTATTCAAAACAATAAAAGAGACAGATTCTATTAGTAAACAATAAACATATATTATTATGTGCTCAATAGACATTATACAATCAATGGTAGATATCAACTCTTGCATAAGTAAACTATCCATGAGTAGATTTGACCTTTTCAATCGGAACAATATTAAACGCTTGAAAAAAGTAGATTTCTCTTTTGGGGACGGAAAACTAGAACCTGAAATACAGTTTGACGAACCAGACGAAAGTATATATAACAATGCCAAAAACTCATTTCTCAAAATCATATCACTTATTCATAAAGATACAAGTGACAACAATAGAACCTTAATATGCAACCTGTTAAATATCTTAGAGAATATCATCTGCGGATTTCCAGAGTTCAAAAAACAACTCATTGATAAAAATACTCAAGAGGAGGTCGATGAAGCCATTCGTATCGCCAAAGAACAGAATGACACCAATTTACCTATAAAAATTATAGCATGTAAAAACTTAATATACAAAGAAGTATGAAAACATACATACTAATATATAGCGATCTGCTGGGGAGCAAACAGGAAGTTATAGATTTGCTAAATTCTATTCCTGCAATAAATAATTGGCGTACTGACATTACTAATTCTTTTTTTATAAAATCAGAATCAACAGCAGACGAAATTGCAGATAGCATCATAGAGAAAAAAACTAATGTCCGTTTCTTTATATCAGAAATAAGTTCCAATATGCAAGGATGGTTACCAAAAGATGCATGGAAATTTATAAAAGATTAAAAAATCAAACAACCATTTCTTCTGTACAATGCCCTATATCGATATACAAATAGGAAAGTACAGAAATTGAAAGGTACATTCGCAATACTAAAGAATGAGTAAAATATAAGATAGAACTAATCAATAAAATAGATATATCATGAAAAAAATTACATTTACTTCATTTGCCATTACTCCAATGGCACTATTTGCACAAGCTCCTGCACCTTCGTCGTCTGACGGATTCGGTTCAGTTCTTATAGTATTATTAATCTGCGTTATAATCTTTATCGTTTGCAGGGAACTACTTTGTTGGTACTATAAAATTAATAAAATGGTATCTAATCAGGAAGAGATTATTAGACTACTCAAAAAAATAGCAAATGAAAGTAATACCCCGACTAATAATACTAAGCTGGGAGACGAGAAGAAAGGAGTTCTCAAAGAACTGGCAGACAGTACAAAATTTATGGTAACTGGAAAATAAAAACAATGAAGTAGGAAAAGGTAATCATGTTTTCTTTTTCAGTCGGATGGCATAAACAGTTACCTAAACACTTGCATATTTGTCATATATGCTAACACAGAAAAAGATGCTATAGATAAGCAAAAAGAGATGAGTGAAATTCTATCAAAAAAAATATCAGCTATCCTGTGTAAAAGACAACGACGGGCGTGACTCATACGGAGGTGGCATTTTGCCATTATGGGATGGGCACTGGTACTCAATAGAGAACGAACATTACACAGGCATTCATACGAATATAATTAAAAGCGATGAAAAAGTACAAAAAGCAACATCGGTCAATTATGCGGTTCGTATAATCTATGGCCCCTATAACTACGTCAAAGAAGAATTTTAATTTTCATACCATACCAAGAAACAAGTTATAAAATAGAGATAATATGAGCCGGATTAGAACTGCACCACACAAAGATGAAAGAAAATATCCTTTAGTTATAACGGCTGAAGTAAAAGATAAAATATTAAATGCAATATTAGTTGAAGCCAATGGTAAAGCTGAAGTAAATTTGTGTTATGAAGACATCCCAAATCTTGAAATCAGCAAAGAACAATATGAAATGGCGATAGAGGAATTTAAAAACAAAGGGTTGGTAGACTTGGGCTACGGAAATGAAATACTCACATTGAGTTCTGAAATATCAAATTTCATGCAAAAAGGAGGGTTTACTGTCGAAAGAGATCTGTATATACTCAATTTTGATACGCTTGAATTGCAACTAAAACGACTGGAAAAAGAGTTAAGCCCCAACGCATCTGCGGAAGTTAATGCTATTATAGAGAAAGCCAAAAACATAACAGACTTGATCATGGGGCTATCTACTCTATCAGAAAAGATTAATCTTTAAGATTGTCATCTGGTTCAGTTAGCAAAAACTCTAATATAGAAGCTGCACGAAGTAACTTTGAAGCATAAAGAGTCGCATCTGCATCCGGATTGTATTTATAACGACTGGTTTTAAACTTCTTGAAAGATACATATCCGAGCGACATGTCGTTAGCAAGTGTTTTCAAGTTCGATATGGTTTCTTTCACACTTGAATCATATGACATATCTATTCGTCTGCGAGCTGAATCATCAACTTTTGCATAACATTCGGGATAAAAGGATGTAGCATTATCTTCTTTAGAAGATTGTTTTTTACTTATCCTTCTTAGGACATTTTTAAATAACGATTTCATAAGCGCATTACTTTTAGTTTGACAATGCGCAAATATAACATTTAAAACAACATGTAATATGAAACACAAAAATCTTGATAGTACATAAAATAAAAGCATTGCCGTTTCCGTGCTGTTTAGCATTTTTCAACGGCTGTAACTAATTAGAATGAAAGCATTTAAAGGGCATTTTCCAAATTATCATATTTTAATTGTTTAGCCTATGAGCTGAAAGGTGAGTTAACAATACTAAAGAATGAACGAAATATAGAATAAATCAAATATAACATGGAAAATATATCAACTATCAAATACCTCTTTGATGAAATTATTACAGTAGAAAAAGACACGCATTATTGGCTTATACGCACAATGGGAGGGGATTTTTTCTATGAATACACTTCACGTGGTTATATAGCCATCGGATATAATGAAATCACTCTTAATGAAATCAAATTCGCTTCTACATTTGGAGAGAAGGCAGGGGAACAATTAAAAAATATAATAGAAACCAAAGAAGCTTTGAAAAAACAATCCAATGACGAAGAAGAAATTAACGCGCAATATGCTACTACCCAACTATTGAAATTTTATCGAGATATTCAAATTGGAGATGTGATTGTAATACCGGGACGTAATTCTGATGATATCGCTTTCGCAAAAATAGAATCTGGAGTATATGAAGAACTCAACGTTTCTAAACTTGAAGGAGTTTGTAATTTTGTAAAAAGGCGAAAAATACATCTGCTTCATAAAACTACCAGAACCGGGCTTAACCCCAAGTTACAGTTAATGTTTAATTCTCGGCATATTGTATCAAATGTAGACGGATACGCCTCATACATTGATAATAGTATTTCTGATTTTTATGCAAAAGATGGCTATACAAACCTTGTATTAAGAGTTAAAGAAGAAGATGATCTTCGAGCCAGCGATTTCGGGATTGTTCCCGCATTAGTAGAATTAGTCAAGGACTTTTCTGAAGAAAATAATTTAGATATAAATATTGATGATATAAAAGCTAAAATGTGTGTACAATCTCCAGGAGACATTCTCATGTTTGCAACCTCTTGGGAAGGTATCACATTAATAGGGTTATTTATTTTATTGTTAAAAAACGGCGAACTTTCTTGTAGTAAAGAATCTGGTTTTAAAATAAAAGTTGGTGATTTATTGCAATCAATTAGTGATTTTTTAGATAGAAGAAGAGATCGTAAGTTTAAAAAGGCAATG